GACTGGCCGACATGGCCTGTTCGTGGACTTCCACGAAGACGGTGGCATTGGCGGGCATGCGGTGATCCTTACCTACAGCGCCGAGGACATCATCAATTGGCGAACCGGCATGGTAGATGGGCACAACGTGCTTACCATGGTGATTCTGCGCGAGATGAATGAAGAGGCTGACGGCTTCGGTCTTAAGTGCACTGAGCAGTTTCGCGAATTGGCGATTGGTGATGACGGTCTTTACGTTTGCCGTGTTTGGCGTCGAAAAGGGCCCCGTGGTGGCGGACCACTGGAGGTCGTCGAGGAATACCTGCCCAAAGGGAAGGGTGGTCGCCTCAAGGAAGTCCCATTCACTTTCATCGGTGCCCAGAATAACGACCCGAGCATCGACGAGGCGCCGCTTTACGATATCGCCATGATCAACCTGGGCCACTTCCGCAACAGCGCCGACTACGAAGACAGTGTCTTCTGGTGCGGACAGGCCCAGCCATGGATCAGTGGCGTGGACGAGCAGTGGCTAGAGATGGCGCGCAAGGAAGGCGTATACGTCGGTTCCCGCGCCCCTATCCCGGTGCCCGCCGGCGAGCAGTTTGGATTTGCCCAGCCCCAGCCCAATACGCTGGTGAAAGAGGCGATGGCTGATAAAAACCAGATGATGATCGAACTTGGCGCGCGCCTGGTGGTGGCTTCGCTCACCGCCAAGACCGCGACCGAGTCCCGCGGCGACCAGTCGGCGGCAACATCGGTGCTCGCTATCTGCGTGTCCAATATCAACGAGGCCTATACCCGAGCATTGATGTGGTGCGGTCAGTTCGTTGGGGCATCAGGCAAGACCGCCTACCAAGTCAATCAGGAATTCGTTGAGCTGACGGCTGACCCACAGATGATCACCGCACTGGTCGGGCTATGGCAAAGCGGCGGTTTCGCGAAGGCAGACCTGCGAGGCTACCTCCGCAAGCTGGGCCTGATTGCGCCGGAGCGCACTGACCAGCAGATCGACAGCGAACTGCAAGAGCAGACCGACAACCTCGGCCTGGATGACGAGGACAAGGGCAATGGCGGTCATACAAGCGGTACTTGATGCCACGATCCGGCACTCAGTCTTCCTCGAAAAGTTGAAGGCTGGCGAGGTCAAGAAATTCGCCCCATTCCTGAAAGAGATCGATCGCGCTGTACGAGAGCAACTGACCAAGTCAGATCTGACCGAGTACAACGTAAAGCGACTAACCAAGCTGCTGGACGAGGTCGACAGCCTGCTGCTGGGCATTTTCGACAAGTATTCCGACCAGTTGAGCTTGAATCTGATCGATCTCGCCAACTATGAGGCCCGGTTCGAAGCCACTGCACTGGGCCGTGCTGCTCCGGCCAGCGCTACGTTCGATGCCGTGATTCCAACGGCTGCGGCTATTCGAACCGCAGTGCTCACCAATCCGCTAAGTGTGCGAGGTACCGGCGGCGGCAAGCTGTTGACGTCATTCATCAAGGATTGGACGGCAGCGGAGCGCGACCGTGTAAGCGGTGCCATCCGCCAAGGCTTTTTCGAAGGACAAACCAACTTTCAGGTGATCCGCAGGATTCGCGGAACCAAGGCGGCAGGATATAGCGATGGCATTCTCGCAACGACGAACCGAAACGCCAGCACGGTAGTGCATACCGCCGTTCAGCACGTTGCTTCTCAGGCGAGGATGGAGACGATCAAGGAAAACACCGACGTGGTGTCAGAGGTCGAGATTGTCGCCACTCTCGACAGCAAGACCAGCCAACAATGCAGGTCAATGGATAAGCGCAGGTTTCCGGTCGATTCGGGACCGAGGCCACCATTTCACCCGAACTGTCGGACGACTTTTGTCCCTGTGACAAAGTGGTCCAAGTTTCTCAGCAAGGACGCTACACGCGCCTCTGTAGGGCCGAACGGTGGCGATCAGGTCGCTGCCAGCCTCAGCTATTACGATTGGCTCAAGCTCCAGCCGTCCGCTTTTCAGGATCAAGCGCTAGGTCCGACCCGGGCAAAGTTGTTCCGGGATGGCGGTTTGACGCTCGAGCGCTTTTCTGAGCTGCAGCTCGACCGGCATTTTCAGCCTTTAACCCTCATCCAGATGAAGGAACTGGAGCCGCTAGCGTTTGAAAAAGCTGGGATAAATCCATAACTCTCTGATATACCTGAATTTTAAAGTTCTTGAATTGCCTATCTCGGCTTGAAACCATACCCGCATATCAACTGCGGTGAATCGGCATGAGCACCAAGACAATTAGGCTTCAGACAAATGCTACTCGTGACTACATCCTCCTATCGGAGGTTTTCGACTGGTTTGAGCCAGAAATCATTGGCGGGACCAATGCGTCCGAGCCTGCGATTCGCAAGGCGTACGTAATCTACGGGGACCTTGAGACAGTTGAGGATTTTCTGCTCGTTGACAAGAAGATTTTTCAACAGAGGAAAGGCCGTTTCGTGAGCCGTTTCTTGGATGACCACGCGCTGCAGCCGGGCGACTTGATAAAGATCGAACGCTTGGCTCCTTACACCTACCGATTTATGCCTGGATGACAGGCGATTCTTAGAAACCCGCTTCGGCGGGTTTTTTTATGCCCGTCAGGCGGGCCGACTAAACCCAAGGGGTGCATCACCGTGGCAGAAGAAAACACCATCGACCTGGAAAATCCGGAAATCAAAGCGGCAATTGAAAAGGCCGCGGACGCGTCGGTTGCCGGCTTGAAGACCAAAAACGCTGAGCTTCTGGGCAAGCTGAAAGAAACCACGGGCAAGTTGACCCAGTTTGAGAGCCAGTTCGAAGGGGTCGACATCGACGCGGTGAAGGGTCTTCTGAGCAAAGCCGGTCAGGACGAGGAAACCAAGCTGCTTACCGAGGGCAAGGTAGAAGAGGTTTTCAATCGTCGAACCGAGCGTCTGCGTGGTGATCACACCAAGCAGATCAAGGCGCTGACCGAACGGGCCGAGAAGGCCGAGTCGTTTGCCGCCAAATTCCAGGGCAAAGTCCTGGGCGACGCTGTTCGCGGTGCTGCGCTTAAGGCCGGCGCTCTCCCTGAGGCCACCGACGACATCATTCTGCGCGCCAAAGGCGTGTTTTCCCTGAGCGCAGAGGGCGAAGCCATCGCCGTTGACGAGGACGGCTCGCCGATCCTCGGCAAAGACGGCAAGACTCCTCTGACCCCGCTCGAATGGGCGGAATCTTTGCGCGAAAGCGCACCTCACCTGTGGCCTAGGGCCTCGGGTACGAATGCCCCGGGCGGGGGTGGCGGCCAGGCTGCACTGAAGCGCTCCGAAATGTCAGCCACGCAAAAGCGCGATTACCAGCGCAAGCACGGCCAAACCGCATACCTGCAATTGCCCAAGTAAGGGGACCAATCCATGGCTACAACTGTGAACAGCGATCTGATCATCTACAACGATGAAGCTCAGACCGCATACCTGGAACGTGTTCAGGACAATCTGGACGTTTTTAACGAATCGTCCAACGGCGCGATCATCCTCGACAACGAGTTGATCGAAGGCGACTTCCGTAAGCGTGCCTTCTACAAGCTGGCAGGCTCGCTGGATCACCGCGACGTTAACTCCGAGGCGAAAGTCGTCGCGAAGAAAATTTCCGCTGGTGAGGCAGTCGGTGTCAAGGCACCGTGGAAATACGGCCCATACCAGACCACCGAAGAGGCGTTCAAACGTCGCGGTCGTCCTGTGGAAGAGTTCTCCCAGATCATCGGTCAGGATGTGGCTGATGCGACTCTGGAAGGCTTCGTGCAATACGCAACTGCAGCGCTACGCGCATCCATCGGCTCCAACGCCGCTATGGTGGTCGAAGCCAGCATCGAGACCGACGGCAAGAAAACCCTGACCCGCGGCATGCGCAAATTCGGCGACAAGTTCGGCCGCATCGCGCTCTGGGTCATGCACTCTTCGGCCTACTTCGACATCGTCGACGAGGCCATCACCAACAAGGTGTACGAAGAAGCCGGCGTTGTGATCTACGGCGGTCTGCCTGGCACCCTCGGTAAGCCGGTTTTGGTCACTGACACCGCTCCGGTTGACGTGATCTTCGGCTTGCTGCCAAACGCCGTGACAATCACCGAGTCCCAAGCTCCCGGCTTCCGTTCGTATGAAGTTAACGACGAAGAGAACCTGGGCATCGGCTACCGCGCGGAAGGCGTCGTGAACATTGACGTGCTGGGTTACAGCTGGAAAGAAACCTCCGGCGGCGCCAACCCATCGTTGGCCGCTGTCGGCTCGTCCGCCAACTGGGTCAAGCACTCCAACAGCGACAAGGTCACTGCCGGCGTGATGATTGAGCTCACCCCAGCAACCCCATAAGCCACCGCAACGGCGCGGCCAGCGATGGCCGCCATGGAGATCTTCATGGAACTCGTATACAGCAATCAGAAAGCCGACTTCGACCCTAACAAGCGCTATCGCAACCCGGACTTGTTCCGGAACGTTGAGCGCGGCGTGACCAAGGTCACTGTCGTCGGCGACTATCCTGAGATCGTCGAAGCCTACAAGGCTCTTGAAGTGGATGTGGAAGTCGAGACTCGCAAGACCCCGGCCAAGGGCAAGGCAAAAGCCGCTGATAAGGCTCCTGCGAAGCCAAGCAAAGGCCAGAGCAAGCAAGAATCAAACGGCACCCAGAACGACGGTACCGAAGATGAGCCCGTCTACATTCCGAAGCTGGAAGCGGACAACCAGTGGATCATCATCACCCGTGACGGTGTACGATTCAGCGACTTCGCCGGTGATGAAGCCGCCGCTAAGGCCGAAGCTGACCGCCTGAACAACGTCAAGGACTAACCCATGCTTATCGTCGAGGACGGTACCGGCAAGCCTGATGCCGAAAGCTACGCGAGCGCTGCCGATCTGGTCATCTACGCTGGAAAGTTCGGCGTGACGATCCCGGCAGACGAGCCAGCACAGGAAGCATTGCTGCGCCGGGCCGCCTTGGCGATGGATGGCATGACGTGGAAGGGCAGGAAGACGTCGAGTAATCAGGCGTTGGCCTGGCCTCGGCGCGGTGTCGAGCTGGATTGCGAGATCAAGCCCGACAACTACCTGCCAGCGCGCATCGAATACGGCCAGATGGCCTTGGCCGCCGAGATTCACGCCGATGACATTGATCCGCCAGAGATGCGCAAAGGCGCTGTGACGCTGGATCGTGTCGAGGGTGCCGTTACGCGCGAATACGCCGTGATCCCCAGCAACAGTTCGCGGCTTATGCCTGCGGCTCCGGATCGGCCGAGCGCGACGAAGTTCGCTGATTACCTGTTAAAGCGCGGGTTGTTTGCGGTGCGGGCGTGATGGTAGTTTGATGGCCTCATTTACTTGGAGGTTCAACAATGGCCGATTTTAAGCCTACCACTGAAGCATGGACTCGTTACAGTGAGGCCGCGCTGAATGCAATCCTCATCGCTACCCCTGACATCGACCCGCTAACTGCTGCTGAAAGAGCATCGGACTATGCTGACGAAATGCTTAAGGCATGGATTGCGAAAGCTACTGCTCTCAACGAAGAGCGAAAGGCTCGCGCATCTTCTGAATCACTGCGCGTGTAGCTCCTCCCCCTCAGGACCACAAAGACCCAGCCATCTGCTGGGTCTTCTGCAACTGGAGTAGTCATGGCCTTCTACGACGAGATGGCCGTGATGGCCCTTGAGCTGATCACCGAGTTCGGTCAGTCGGTAACCCTCCGCGACACGGTCAAGGGCGTTTACGACCCCGCCACCGGAAAGACCGGCCCGGACACAGTCACCGAGCGGACCGCCCAAGGCATCCTGCTCGACTTCACCGGCCAAGAATTCCAGACCAACAGCCTCATTAAGGTCGGTGACAAGAAACTGAAGATCGCCGCGAGCGGGCTCAGTTCGCCGCCCACGCTACTGAGCAAGGCAGTCATCCAGGGCAAGATCTGGTCGATCGTCCCTCCACTGAAAGAGATCAATCCCGCCGGCACGCCATTGCTGTACGAGCTGCAGGTGCGGTCATGAGTCGCGCAGGCTCAGGCCAGTCCGGCAGCTTCGCGCTTAGCCTGGCCCAGTTCGCCGAGCAGGCCAAGGAAGCCATCGACGCGAGCATGCGCGAGATCATCATTGAGCTCGGCAGCAGCGTGATTCGCATGTCGCCCGTGGGCAACCCGGAGATCTGGGCGGCCAACGTCGCGCATCGACAAAAGAACACCCGTGCCGCTGATGACTACGACTTCAAGGTTGCCGTCCGGAACACGCTGATTAACTTTGACGACACCAATTTCACCAAGTCCGGCAATCTGCGCAAGGGCGTGAAGTACGCCAAGCCGCTGACCAAGGCCGAGCGGGTCCAGAACTTCAATGTAAACGGTCTCGTTTCCGGAAAGGATTACGTCGGCGGCCGGTTTCGTGGCAACTGGATGTTCAGCATCGGCTCGCCGGATAACACCACGACGGAGGAGGTAGACCCGAGCGGCCGCAAATCCACCGCGCGCATCGTCGACGGCGCGATTGAGTTCAAGGCAGGCGACACGGCCTACATCACCAACTCACTGCCATATGCGATCCCTCTGGAGTTTGGTCGCAGCAGTCAGTCACCCAACGGAATGGTCAGGGTGACTGTTGCAAGATTTCAGCAATTGGTGCTTGAAGCAATAGAGCGAAACAAGCTTTAAGCCACATGCTTCCAACGCTGTCTGTTGACTATCTTCGTAATGGCCTTGCGCCCGACGCCGAACAACTCGGCAATATCCTTGTGATAGCTGCCTGATGCGGCCATAGCGCGGATTTCAACAATTTCTGCCTCGGTCAGCACAGCACTGCCGATCGCCTCGCCACGAGCTGACTCGTATAGATCGGTCGCTAGCGCATGAATGCAGTTGGCCGAACCGTTACACCATTCGAGGTTAGTGGCTGAATTGTTTTCCTTGTTACCGTCGAGGTGATTGACCTGGGTGTGCCCGCCGGTGTTCTCGACGAACGCCGCCGCGACAAGGCGGTGCACATAGAACTTCGTCATCATTTGGGCGATGTAAAGATGGACTGCGCAATACCCTTGGCTGTTGCGCGAGAATGCTTTGATCTTTGCCGGGATTATGCGTCCCTTGCTGGTTCCCCAGCGATTTCCGACGATCCGTTCGATAGAGCGTATTCGGCCAAACGATGACACATCGTAATAGCCTTCGAAGTTCGGTATTGGCTTCCAGATTTCTTCCATTGCAGTCTCCATCACAGAGTAATCACTTGAGGGGTGCAGCAGGCCGGTGATTAATCGGCTTTTCGGGGGCGACCCTAGCTGCACGGACCCATTCTAAAGGGCTGGCAAATGTCTCACCAACTAATTCGCCGCATCTACGAGCAGCGGCTTGCAGCCTGGGCGGCGCCGCGCGGCTTGCGGATTGCCTATCAAGGCGTCACTTTCGAACCCGGGACAGATGAAACCTACCTGGCGGCGTTCACGCTACCGGCAGGCACGAACACGAACACGCTTTCCGGTGACCACCGCGTCTACACCGGCGTGTTTCAGATCAGCATCGTTACGCCTGCTGGTAACGGCACGGGAGATGCTGAGGGTCTGGTAGATGAACTGGGCGAGTTGTTTCCCGCCTATCTGCGATTAAAGCAGGGCGATTTCGAGGTACTGATGCTGACTCCGGTCGAGCCCGGTCCCGCGATCGTCGATGACACCACACTCACCGTATCGGCTTCGTTCCAGTACCGGGCCGACCGAGCATAACCCGCCCGTTGGGCAACCCTGAACCCCGCCAAGTGCGGGGTTTTTCATTTGTGTACGAGGAAACCCCAATGAGTGCCATTCTTCCCAACGGCTCGATCTTTGAAATCGCCACAGCCTACAGCGCGCCTAAGGCGTTCAACGCCATCACCAATGCCAAGCCGGCTCAGGCCACGTCCGCCGCGCACGGCTTCGAAGATGGTGATGTCCTCGTTGTGACCTCGGGCTGGACCCGCCTGAACGACAAGGTCGTCCGCGTGACCGGCTCCGATACTGACAGCTTCGATCTGGAAGGTATCGACACCACCAAGACTTCCGTTTACACCGCCGGTTCTGGCCTTGGCGCTGTGCGCGCTGCTACCGACTGGGCCCAGATCAGCCAAATTACCGACAACAACAGCTCTGGGGGTGAGCAGCAGTTCACCACGTTCGGCTTTTTGGAGGAGTCGGACGACCGCCAACTGCCGACCACGAAGAACCCAATTACTCTGTCGCTGACTGTTGCAGACGACGACAGCCTGCCATACGTTGCCGCGGTGGAGGCGGCGGACGATGATCGC